TCCTATAAGTCCTGGTTATACGCTTGGCTCTCTCATATGGGCAGTAATTTGGTTTACCTACTTTAACTCTTCTATAAGAGTAAAAAATACCTATACAGAAGATATAGAATCTACTTGACATTTCAATCCAAAAGCAGTATCCTTTTTAATAGAGGAGTAAATATGAAAGGACTTAGAACTTTGAACCTCTCTGCCATTGTAAGGGTACCTACCAAGGATCGTCCTATTCAAGATGCATTTGAGGAATTCCATGAAAGGAACCCTCATATCTATGCCAACCTAAAGCTGCTTGCTGATCAGGCATACAGAGCAGGTCGTAGGCGCATCGGTATGAAGTTCTTTTTCGAGCGGCTCCGATGGGAGTACATGATGGGCATAGAAAACCCAGTAAATGTATTCAGGCTCAACAATAGCTATACGGCATTGTATGCCCGCAAGCTCATCAAGAACAACAAGAAGTTTAAGGAGTTATTCTGGACGAGGGAGAAGGAGTAAGGTACAGGGCTCTTGGGACTGCTAGGTGTGGTCGTCAGCCTGTCACGCTGAAGTATTAGGAGGGTTCGAACCCCTCAAGAGTCGAGAGCAGGGAGATGTGGGATCGACGCCCATGAGTGTAGGTACCTACCAGTCGTCTAAGTACGGAATAGGATACCCTGCGTTTTTTATGAAGAATCTGATTATTCAAGTCCACCAATTTATTTAGGAGTATAATTATGGAAAAGCCGAGAACCCCTTGTGGTCCCCTTGAACATTGCAGAAGACCAGGAACCACTAGTGTGTCGATGGGCTACTATTCCCCTGAAAAGTGTTCTATGCTAGGCCCAAGAAAAGACGGTAAACAGGGATACTATTGTGCTTTGTATCAAGACAATGTAGAATGGGATTATCCTGAATTAAAAGCAGTAGATAGTTTCCATATATATCCTAGACCTGATGGTTGCTGGAAATGTAAGCATGGCATCAGGGAGGGGAATGAAATTAATTATTGTGATATAGATAAAACTATGGTTTTTCCTAATGCAGTCTGTATCAGGTTTAAAGAGATAATATAAGGCCGGTGTTCTCTACGGGGGTCTGTAAAACCCTTACGCTTACAGCATGTAGAGTGGTTGCGTGGTTGGGTTCAATTCCCTCACTGGTCAATAAGGAATATCACTAATATAAAAGGAGAAAGTATGAAGTAGATTACAATAAATGGTCCTCCTTAATTTGTCACAAATAATAATTAGTTTATGTGACACTTAAAAGGAGAATACAATGAGTGAAGTTATTGAACAGACGGTACTTAGGGACTATATTGTTAGTCATCAAAAATATGTAGAGTTGAAAGCCCTACAGATACAAATTGGAACATTCAGTAAAGAAAACCGAAAAAGCATCAAACAGTTTTATCAAGCTCGTCGTAAATTCTATCATGATAAAGGTATATCTATACCGAATGATGATAGTTATTATAAATATGATGAGAAAACCCATCATTATACTTCACGGGATACTTATGAAGGCTTTGAGTTTGAGGATACAGTACAACCATATACTATTGAACCAGAAGAAGCCCGATACCTAAATATTATTTATGGTATTATCAAAGGGCAGCCTTATAATGCTATTGAGTATACTTTTCGTGAAGGCAATAGACCTATAAGGGAGAATGTTCAATACTATGGACAAAAGTATAAATTATTGTCAAAAGAGATTGACATTATCTGGGAAAAGGTGGACCTATAATGGTAAAACAAATTATTATTATAAACCCTAATACTGGATATAGCAAGGGTAGGATGATGGCTCAATGCGCTCATGCATCTATTATGAGTATACTTAATTTAGGGGTGTATAAAGGAAATTCTTTTTATATTGATAATATAGACCCTGATATGCTTTATTGGATGAAGGAATCCTTTACAAAAATAGTTTATAAAGCTTCCTCTTTTCTAGAGCTTAAAACTATTATTGAGGAGGCTAAATTAAATAATATTCCTACCTTTTCAATGATAGAAGATGATACTATTCTGACTGCTGTAGCCTTAAAGCCTTCTGAAGAATCTAATTTGTTATTTCTAGACTCTTATAATCTTAGATTAGCATAATCTATGTATTTTAGATGGCTTATAGCCCACCTATACTAATTATATAGGTGGGCTTATGTTTGGTATAGTCTATTGTGCTACAAATAAAATAAATAATAAAGTATATATTGGTCAAACTACACAAAATCTTAATAAAAGAATTAAACAACATTTTAGAGACTGTTATAGAAGAAAAACTTATTTTTACTCTGCTCTTTTACTATATAAAGCTGAAGATTTTTTATGGGAAGAAATAGATCAAGCTTCCTCAAAAGAAGAATTAAACCAAAAAGAAATATATTGGATTACAAAATATAAAGCTAATGATAGGAGTCTTGGATATAACACTCATGAAGGAGGCTGTGGAGGGGCGCAAACAAATCCTGAAGTTTTGTTAGCAATGAGCATTGCTACTAAAGGAAAAATTCTATCAGAAGAGATAAAGAAAAAAATATCTATAGCAAATAAAGGTAAAAGAATAGGAAAAGAAAATCCTATGTATGGAAGAGCCGGGTGGAATAAAGGATTAAAAACTGGACCTTTATCAGCAGAGCATAAAAGAAAAGTGGGTAAAGCCCACAGAGGTATTAAAAAATCTGAAGAATGCAAAGAAAAAATAAGACAAAAAGCAATAGGAAGGATAGTATCTAGAGAAGTAGTTGAAAAAATAAGGCAAAAAAAGATAGGTAGTCATGTTTCTCCCCAAGCTTTAATAAATCTTCAAGAATCAAAAAAATGTAAAAGAAAACCTGTTCAATGTGTTGAATCAAGAAGGATTTATTCTTATGTTAATGATGCAGAAACGGAAACAGGAATAAATAAAGAAGTTATACGTCAATGTTGCCTTGGACATTACAAAACCGCAGGTAACTTTCATTGGCAGTGGGTTGACATTACTATAAGAAAGTAGTAATATAATAGGGAGGAGTAATCCTCCCTATCTTTTTGGAGTAAACAATGGAACAAGCAGAGAAAGAATGGTTAGAAAAAAGATGGCCTCAATTACAAGTTATGGAAATAGCCCATAAATTACAAAAAGAAATTTTTGAATGGGAAGAAATAGTAGGGAATGAAATTTTTGGAGCAAAGATTGATCCTATCAGAAAATCTGAAAAACGATATAGAAGACCTTTGGAGAAATCACTATGATATATGGTTTTTTTAATAACTACAGATTTTTAAGTAATTTTCATCTTTGCTCTATTCCCTATGAAGGACTTATGTACCCTTCGACTGAACACGCATTTCAAGCAGCTAAGACCCTAGACCCTAAGGAACGAGAGTTTATTTTAGAAGCTTCAACTCCTGGTAGAGCTAAACGAGCAGGAAGACTAATAACTCTTAGACCTGATTGGGAAGAAGTAAAATTAGGAATCATGTATGAAGTCAATATGACTAAATATGACTCATACCCTGAACTTAAAGAAATGTTATTAGCTACAGGGGATGAGAAACTTGTAGAGGGCAATACATGGGGTGATACATTCTGGGGCCAAGTAGACGGGGTTGGAAAGAACTACTTAGGGAATATCCTAATGCAGATTAGAAAAGAGCTAAGAGAGGGCCTATAGCTCAGAGGTTAGAGCACCGTATTCTAAACACGGGAACTAGGGTTCGAATCCCTATTGGCTCAAAAGGAGATTCAGTATGATTAAAGTATATCATTGGTGGACAGAGTGGTGTTCCCCTTGCAAAGTAGCAGAGCCTATATGGGTAAAATTCAAGTCATTACATCCAGAGATTGAGTTTCATGATATCAATGCTGATATAGATGATCCTATTACTCGTAAGTATACAGTAATGTCTATCCCTAACTTTATTGTAGAAAAAGAGGATGGCACTACAAAGCAGCATATAGGTGTACCTAAACTTGAGGATTTAGAGGCATTATTATCCTAAAGTAGTTTATTACTCTATCTTCTAACTAATTAGAAGTAGGAAGACTAATGAGGATACAAGAAATATTTTCTCAATTCGTATATGTACAACCCAAAGACCCAGAAAAAATAATGATAGATTTCTATTTCATGGTAGGGTATGTCTATGGTACTGAATTTAAGGATGATGTTGTTGACTGGGTGATGAAAGAAGCGGTAAAAGACTGTGTTGAGGCCCATCGAAAGCATATGGTTAAGGCACTAAAATACTGTTGTGCTGCTGAATTTAAACATATTGATAAGTATTGTCTCACATTAAAAAAGGCTTCAAGTGCAAATAATTTAGGTGCAGCTTTGAACATATTAAAAGAGCATTATTCCCCCCTAACATATAGATTCCTAGTTGAGTACCTATCAATAAAACCATTATATTTTAGTTCCTCTGGTTCTAGCATAGACAATGACAATCCTCGGTTAGGCTTAGATAAACGTAATTCTAAATATCCGGTGAACCCTGATAGTGGTAAGTATCTGAATCAATTTAAGGCTTTAGTAAAAACGCAACGATTATTAAAGTATTCAAATGAAGATATAGCAAAGGTAATGATTGAGATGTTTGACAGTAAGGAAGGATGGAAGTCTGCTTATGGTGGTATAGCCTGGAAGAATATTTCTGAGTGCCTATTAAAATTATTACAAGCAAAAACCTTAGATGATAAGGTAGTATACTGTGATCATGCTTATGATCTTGAACATAATACTGGTGTAGTCTTCAACAAGATGGAAAGCTATGCTGGTTATGATGATTATAGATGGATAAAAAAAGACTTAGACTGGAAAAGGGATAACAGATCACTTAAAGATTTCTATGATAAGGTTTCAACACAACTACAGAAAGTTGTAGCATATGTAAGTAAATATAAATATGATGATCCTCTGTTGCCTCCAGAGCGAACAAGTAAAGAAATAGAAAAGATAAAGCAAGAAGTACAAGGTACAATACAACAAGGTTGGTTTTCAGTTAGTAGCGTAGACCAAATTCATGTTGGAGATACAGTAAAGCTAGTTAAGGATTCTACTGATACTCTTCATAAAAAGGGAGAAGAAGGAAAAGTTATTAAAGTTGGTGGGGCTACTCTAACCCATGAGTATTCTATAAAGATAGAGTATTCTAATGGAAGCAAATTTTGGGAGCCCTATTATAATGTAGTTGTAAAGAAGGAGGAGCAACAAACTACTAAAAATAATACTCCTATAGGTCCTAAAGTTCCTGTTACTCTCTCTAATGCTACTTTAGCTACAGATTTAGATAATCTAAAAGTGGGAGATGAAGTACAGATAAAGAAGAACCTTAGTACGATTATACAGTCTGTTAGTTCGAACATGACTGGGTATAAAGGTGAAATAGCTACTATAACCGAGGTACTTCCTAACCTCCAAGATGAACCTACATATAAAATTAACTTAGATAGTGGTGAATGGTATTGGACTAAAAAAATGTTTGAAGACCCTAGCAACCCTACTAAATCTGCCTCTACAGCCTCTACTGATAGTTGGAAACTATTTGATGATATATATCAATTAAAAGTAGGGGATAAGGTTAAAGTAATAGTAAAACCTACATCAGGAAGTAAAGCACATATAGGGGATGTAGGGGTAATAACTTCTATTAATAAAGATAGCAACGATAATATAGTAGATTATAAAGTTGAATATGGTAATGGTGATGAATGGTATGAGTATGAGGATGAAATAGAATTAGTATCAAAGGATACTGATACTCAGGAACTAAAAGTAGGAGATGAAGTACAAATAAATCCTGATTTACATGTAGATTCTAAGCTCTTTATTGTAAATGATATGGTTGCCTTTGCCGGTACTATAACCAAGATAGATCATCTTTATTCCGCCACTCAAAATAGTAAAGCAGAATATTTTTTTCTAGACCTTCCTCCTCCTGGTGATAAATATTTTTGGACAACGGATATGTTTACTCCTATTAAAAAAGTAGATACTAAAAGTAAGGATTTTACTTATGGCAGTGTGGGTATAGGAGATAAGCTCTATTTTACATATAGTAGTGGTAATATTATAACAGGTACAGTTATGTCTAAAGATTTATCATTACTGGTTGTCAAGTGGAGTGATGCTAGTACACCTATCTCTTATACCCCTGAAGAGTTTAATAGTCTAATTAAAGATAGTAAATTAGAATTAGAAACTGGTAAACCTAAGGAAGATAATGATGGTTGGATAAATTTAACTTCAGTCTCACAATTAAGTGGTGGAGAAAAAATAAAAAAAGAAGGTTATACTGGTGAAGTTATAGGCACAGATTCAGTAAATTCATATACCGTAGAATGGGAGTATAACCCTGGTATTGCTACTCCTTATTATCAGGATGATATAGATGGAGAGAACTGGAAATATATACCTAATACCGAAGATTCTGACAATAAATATGCAGAATTAGTAAGAAAACAGATTTATACTATTGATGAGTTCGAAGTTGGCAAGAAAGTTATATTTACTAACATACAGGGAATGGAATACCCAGGTACAATAACAAAGAATACAGGATTAAGTGTATGTATTAACTATGATAATGGTGGGGATAGTTTGTATGATGCTGAAAGTATAAAAAGCTTGCTAGAGAAAGGAAGAAGAAAGTTTGAATTACTGGTTCCTGAAGAAGAATTTTCAATAGAAAAAAAGAACGGTAACTCTAATCCTAAAGAATATAAGTTAGGCAAGTGGGTTCAAGTTAGACAAATAGATATGCTATACCCTGGATTAGATATAACAGCAGGAGTAGACATAGTTGGAACTATTTCTGAAATAAATACTACTGCTGTAGAGCCATATTTAGTTGTTGATAATCAAAAGTATTATTTTCCAGAGATTAAAGAGCTTATTTCTAGTGGTGATATGTATATGTATGTAATTCTTGGTAAAGATGAAGAGCCTGTCCATAGCGAGCTAGAAGATTTTAGTGATGACGGTGAAATAGAGCACGATGAAGATGTAGAAGAGGGTGACTATGGTGGACCTGTTCAATGGACACCAGTGAATATAAAAGAAGTAGTTGAAGGAGACCTAATACGAGATGCTAATCAGAAGCAATATGAAGTTTTAAAAATATATAGAGAAGGATTATCTTTACAAAAAGAAAATGAAAATGAAAGTTATATAGATTTTGATCATTTGTTTAAAATGGGACCATGGGAGAAAGTGGCTGGACATTAATGTAATTATACTGTAGAATTAAATTTCAAGGGGGTGTGTTGATTCGAGTAGGCTAGTGATAAGGTTCGACGGACATGCCTAAAACACGAAAGAACCTGTTCCTTAAACGGATGCATTGGACTGCGACGGGAAGTCAAATTCCCCACCTCCAAAAATGTAAAAATATCACTTGACATTTATTCTTTTTATCTATATACTATAAATATGAAGATTATAGTGACAACTGACACCCATTGGGGTTTCTCTACCAAGGGAGATCAAGCCAATGTAGTATTACTCAACAAAATAAAAGATGAGAAGAAGGATGCTCTTATCCATTGTGGAGACTGGGGCTCAACTTCTTTTGCTGATCGCTATAACTATTGGAAATTAGTTAGAGATATACTTGGTAAGGATTTGCCTATAGGTACCATCATGGGTAATCATGATTGTCTTGATGCAGAAACAGAACTCTTAACTAAGAGAGGGTGGATAGCATATACAGAGATTAAAAAAGATGATTCTGTTTATAGCTATAACATTCAAGAAGATAGAGGTCAGTGGGACAAAATAAAGAATATCCTTATTAAAGAAACTGATAAAGTACTATCCACTCAAGTAAAACAATACTCCTTTACTGGAACCGAGGGCCACAGAGTATTGTGTTCTACTAGAAAGGGGGGAGAGTTTAAAGAATATGACTACCTTCCTGCAAAGGACGTAAAGGGGAGAATAAAAATAAAATCTTGTGCTTCAGAAAAAAAAGAAAATTATAATATTCCTAATGGTATAATTCAATTAGCTGCATGGATACTTACTGATGGATATATTGGAAGAAAAAAAGATACACATACAGGACAATATAGTATTTATCAATCTAAGTCTATACAGAATATTATTAATATTCTTCATGAACTTAATTTTACTTATACTATTTATGAAAGAAATAGGGACATACAAGAAATATGTGGTAAAAAATTAGTTAAAAAATGTTTACCACAAAAAGAGATTGTTCTTAGTAATGAATCAGCTAAAATATTTTCTAAATATTTATATAACAAAAAATTTCCTGAATGGGCATATAAATTAAGTGATAAACAATTTGAATTATTTTTATTCTCTATTCTGGAAGCAAACGCCTCTAAGGCTACTTATGGCACTAGCCATATTTTATATGGAACTAAAGAATTTCTGGAAGAATTTCAAATTTTATGTCTTCTTCACAATAAAAGAACTCTCTATAAAGAAGATAATAGAGGTGATCCAAGACTTTATATTACTAATAAGGATTCAGTCCAATATGATGCTTCCTATCATAATATTATTATTGAGCAGAAACAAATAGTATGGTGTTTGGAGGTCCCTTTAACAAATTTTATGGTAAGAAGAAAAGGAACAACTTATTTCACTGGAAATTGTTGGGCAGGTAAATTCTTTAGACTCTCTCTACCTTCAATTATGTCTATTAAATATACTACTCCTATTTCTCCTTATGAAGTATATGTACAGAATATGGCTATACTAAGAGAATTCGACATTGTTAATCTTTTTAATGAAATGGAGATTCAAGGGGGGAGTAAGACCCTTTACATTCGGGGATTTGATGGATGGTACAGAGATGATGTGAGAACCAATGACCAACATTACATCCCTGGCTTTAGGCCCGTAGGTTTAGAATGGCTCCAGAAGCGTTCCCATAATCAATTTGAAGAAGTAATAAAGAGTTTAGGAGAAGCCAAAGACAAAGGGAAAATTACTATGCTTGTTACTCATTTTGGGTTCATAGAAGAGGATGCCAAGAATGATTGGAAAGCACGATCTTCTGCTATGAATACCTTTGGTCGAACTATAGAGCCTCAATACTTCGGTGCTAATCTAAAGTATGAGGATTTCCTTGACAAAGTTGATTATATGTGTTATGGTCATAGTCATAGTGCTTTTGCTGGTGTTGCTAAGAATGGTACCACAAAAGTATTGAATGTGGGAAGTGATTATGACTTACCTTTATATAAAATACTAACTATATAGAGGTATGATAAAGATTTATGATAGAAAATAGAGAGTGCTATGGATATATTTATAGGGTTATGAATAAGAAATCTGGAAAGCTTTATATAGGACAAACAATAAAAAAAGGGTATAAATTTCATAGATATCTAGGATCGGGTCAGGCTATTGTAGCATTAGTAAAAAGAGAAGGAAAAGAAAATTTTTCTAAAGTAATTTTGGATTATGCATTTAGTGAGAGGGAATTGAATTATTTGGAAAAATTATACATAGAGATGTTTTCTACTTCTTTTCCAGAAATAGGCTATAACTTAACTTTGGGAGGGCATAATGGAATTCCTAATGAGGAAACAAGAAAAAAAATAAGTATGGGAAATAAGGGAAAAAAGCTCTCAGAAGAAACAAGAAAAAAAATAAGTGAATCAGAATCAGGAAAAAATCATTATAACTGGGGTAAACACCCTTCAGAAGAAACCAGAAAAAAACAAAGTATATCTCATTTAGGGCACTCTCCTTCTAATAAAGGAATACCTCATTCTCAAAATACTAAAAATAAAATAAAAGAAAAAAGAAGTCATCAAATAATGACAAATAGAAAAAAAGTTATAAATTTAGATACAAAAGAAATATTTGCAAGCATGAAAGAAGCCTGTAATAAATATGATATAATGCCTTCAGAGTTAACCTCCCATTGTCAACGAAAAGAAAATATTAGATATGTTAAAAAGTTTCGTTGGGCATATTATTCAGACTCTATAAATATAGAGGAGGAAATTAAATCTTCTTTTTTTATACAAAGAAATAAAGGATGTAATCATCCCAAATCTAGAATAGTTTTGAATATAGAAACAGGAAGAATATATAATACTGTTACAGAAGCTGCTTTATCTTGTGGCAAGCACCACTCTGGCATCATTGATTCTTGTACTAATCCTATATACACTTGTGGGGGTTTTCATTGGAAATACCTTGACAAATAATATAATATGTAGTATATTCTATTATAGAGTAGAGAACCCAAGGGGATTGGGGTCTGACTGCTAATCAGAACGTGACGTAAGTCATGGGGCTCGAAACCCCCTTACTCTGAATAAAGGAGTGAATATGGAAAAGAAAGAAGTTATCCTTTGTAGTATTATACTCTATTCAGATAGGGAAACTCCCTATATAGAAAGATATCTGGCTACAGAAGGAAAGGAGCTATATTCAGTAAAGAGCTCTTACTCCATATCAAGGATTAATAAGAAAAGGCTTATGAAGCCCTGTAGGAGCTATCTTACCTACGAAATTTGGTGCTTAGAAAAAGACAAAAAGCAAGCCATAGAAATACTATATAACTTTGCAGTTCTTGATAGTAAGCAGAACCTTGAGGAAATAAAAAAAGAAATAGAGGGTATTGAAAAAATAGATATTACTCGTTATACTTTAAGGGATTATACTATTCCTATTAAGCCTTTTGAAGGAGATATAAAATTATGAAAGTAGAATTAGTACAATTTTATATTCGTAAAGAAGCAGTAGGTTTTTATAACCCTACCTATAGAGAAGAGGATAGGACCCTTGGTATCTATCTTGGGGAAGATGAGGATCATGTATGGATACATCCTATCAATATGGGATATAGATTTGAGGATGCACAGCATAGCACAAACAAAAAGCCTATTATATTCCTATCACTATTTAGAGGCATGATACATGATGTTGTTATGCAAGAACCTGATGAAGATTTTAATATAGTTGATTTTGGTTTTGGTGATATGAAATATCAGGGTAAATCCCTGCTAGACTAAATAAAGGGTTCCATAGCCAAGTGGTAAGGCCCCCGGCTGCAAACCGGAGGGTTCCGAAAGGATCGGGGGTTCAATTCCCTCTGGGACCTAAGGGAGAGAAAATGAGAGTTCTGGTGGATATGGATGGTGTTTTAAATCTCTGGAATGATCACTTCATAGCCTGGGTGAAGAAGCTAGGCTATGACTTTGATGAGTATGAATATATCCACAATGGAAGCTGGGAGATAGAAAAATTTATTATAGCCTCGGAGAGTGGTAAAAAGATAATGGCTGATATCTGTGATGATATGAATTTTTGGGCTACAATACCTCCTGATAAAAATGCTATTCCTATCATGAAGGAACTGAACAAGAAATACGATATTAATATTGCCACTGCTCCTTGGAATGAGGAAAACAGATATAAGATTGACAAGACAAAGTGGATGAAAAAATATTTTGGCTTTATTGATTCGAGACAGATTATATTTTGTAAGGAGAAGTGGGAATTGGATGGACAGGTGATTATTGAAGATAAAGACAAGACTATTGACAAATGTAATAGTAAGATGTATACTCTATGTAGGGATCAGCCTTACAATAAAGAGTGTAATCCTGACTATAGGTTTACCAATTGGAACGTAGTTCCAGGGATATTGCTAAAAATTGAAAAGGAACTAAAATGAGAGAATCTATATTACGAGTATTTGAGTATCTGGTTATTATCCTTGTTTTAGTTTTATTTGTAATTCCACAGCTTATGGAATTCGAAAGTCTTATTGTAAGATTCTGTGGACTAATTCTATTAGTACCAGTATTTTTATTTGTAGTAGCTACAATGAAGGAACTAAAGGGTATTTTGACTAAGAAATAAATAGAGGGTCACACCGATGGGCGACGGGAACTGACTTGAAATCAGTCGCTACCATGAATAATGGGGCTTGTGGGTTCAACTCCGACACCCTCTGTAAGGAAGTACTATGGAAGTAGTAGATTTAAATCCTAATGATGCTATTATTATTTTAGCATCCTGTGTTGCTACATTTCTAACTCATTTTAAGGCTGATGGTATTGTTGTCGAGCATAAAGATGTGAGATATAATATTATGACAATTGATGGGGTATTTACTGTATGTAAGGATGAGTATCCTGATGAACCTGTAGGACAGTTAATTCGATGAATAGTAAAGATTTAGATAAATTTTATACAAAAAAAGAAACAGCTTTATACTGTATACACAAAATAGAAAATATAGAATCTTATGATAAGATAATTGAACCTTCAGCAGGTAATGGTTCTTTTTCTCTACAATTAACTAATTGTGAAGCTTATGATATTGAACCTGGGGACTCCAGTATAGCTAAAATTGATTTTTTTACTATTAGAGAAAATATTAGTAAACGTATTCTTGTTATAGGTAATCCTCCTTTTGGAAAAAAGGCTAAATTAGCTATAGATTTTTTTAATCATGCTTCCTTTTTTGCTACTACTATTGCTTTTATTGTTCCATTGCAATTTAGAAAGTGGTCCGTACAAAAAAATTTAGATTTTAGATTTAAATTAGTATTAGATATTGATATTCCCAAGAATTCGTTTTATATTGATAGTAAGGAAGTTGATGTTAATTGCTGTTTTCAAATATGGACATTGGAAGAGCCCACACCAGAAGATATGTTGGCATTACTAATTTAGTATGGACGTAAGCTGTGGTTTTCTAATTACCTATCAAAATACCCTTCTTTTGGGGAGAGTAACCCATCATGATTTTTGGGATATTCCTAAGGGTATGAAAGAGAAGAACGAGGACTACCTTACAGCAGCCCTTAGAGAGCTGTATGAAGAAACTACTATAAAGATTAAAAATAAGAATGCTATTGAAGAAATAGGTTTTAGAGACTATGAACGTCATAAAGTTCTATTTCTTTTTAAGTATGAAGCCCCACAACAATATAAAAATCTTCGCTGCATCTCTATGGTAGAGTATGATCCTAAAATGGACCCTGATGGAGACCGAGGCTACTTTGACCCCTTCCCTGAGGTTGATAAATTCGAATGGGTTGACTTCTCTGAAGTAAGGGAGTATACTATACCTAGATTGTATGAGGCAATTAGACCATACTTGACTAAATAAGAAAGAGGTGAGCCCTGAGAATTAACCTTATTAAATAGCTAATCCTTACCTTCAATGGTAGCTAATAGGATTAATGGCTGCGGGGGCAGAAAAGGTAAAATCAGGGCTTAATACCTTATATTTATTCTGCCCCCATTTTTATTTGTAAGGATGCTATATGATAGAAACTAAACTTAAAATAGCACAGAGCTTCATTGGTAAAAAAGTTATATATTATATGCCTCTACCTACAGGTGGAGTTCAGCAGCAAGAATTGACAGTAAAATCAGCTCGAATAGCAAAGGATATGGTAGTACTTGACTTTAATGAATATGAGAGCTATGTTGTAAATATGGATGTGGTAGGTACAATGACAAATGGGAAATATACTCCACTCTATGAGGAGCCTGTAATTGGTGAACAAGGAACATAATGAAAGTTTTGTTTTAGCAATGGGAAATGCTGGTATAGATTTTAATAAATTTGATATTAAAGTTATACTTGATGCCCATCAAGCATATCTATTGGCACCAGTACCAGACAATCGTGCAGACTATGCACTGAGAATTTTCAATAAGAATAAATAAGGGGTAAATATGAAACAGTTAGATGAACAGATGCAAACAGAAGTAGTAGATTTATTTAGGGGTATTTATACCTCAGATGAACAAGTGGAGGAGCTAAAAGAATCTATTAAAGTATTTAATGCTTCTAAAAAAGAGATGATAGTAAATACCGCTGAAAAGCTAGAAGTAAAACCGTTACATCTTCGTAAGGCATATAAACAATGGCTTAACTCTATTCAGAAGCCGGAAGAGGTTCAAGAGGTTGATGGCATTGTTGCCTTCATTTTGGAATTCGTTGCTGATAAGATAGAGGAGTAAATGTATACATTTATTTATTCTGAAGAAGAGCTACATAAATTCTTCGATGTAGTTTTGCCTCCTTTGACTGATAATGAAGTATATTTTGTTTCATTGTCTGCCAGAAAAAAATATCTTAGTGATGAAACTAAAAACATTCTTGATGGTAGTTCAGAAATGTTTGAACGAAGACTTATCGAGAAAAAAGACTGGAATTTATTTTTAAGAACTATTAGACGTTATGAATGTAATGATGGTGCTTATATGTCATTAAAGGGCGAAGCATACCCTAATGCTGCTATGATGATCTATCTAAGCTTTAATCCCTGCGATGTAATCAAAGCCTATGAAGAGTTCATCATGGACTCAACTCGTAACATGATGGCGCTTGCCTTAGGTAGAGGTTCCTCACCGGATTACTTCAAAAGAATACAACATAATCTAATGACTGCCATGCACCACTCACGGGGTACTAAACATTATGTGGATATAGATATTGATTTTTTTGAAGGGACAAAGAATTTAGTTTCTTTAGACTTGATTCTAACCCCATTAAGGGAAAAGAATGTAAAGTTCTATGTTATTGAAACCCATGGGGGTTATCATGTTTTAATGAAGGTGGATACGCTTCATTTTGATTACATGAAAGAAATGAAAGAAATACAATCTAATTCTACAAAAATACAAGATATTATGAACAATGGTCGAGGCATGTGCCCACTTTGTGGAACTCTCCAAGCAGGTTTTCCTGTAAAATGCCTTTTTAAAATTTCTAATTATTAAGTATCATTCTATGAGTATTACCTACACTAATTATGTAGGTAACACTCAATGTATTATATTTATTTAATAACTTTTCCTAATGATAAAGTTTATGTAGGTCAATCTAAAAATATAAAAAAAAGATGGTATGAACATAAAAGATTAGGAAAAAAAGGAAATGAACGAATTATACTTTATGAGGCAATACATAAATATGGAGTTGATTCCATTTCATTTGATATTATTGATAAAGCAGAAACATTAAAAAAAATTAATCAAAAAGAAATTCAGTATATAGTTCAGTATCATTCTTATATTCATGATCTTGAATGTAATGGGTATAATATGACATTAGGTGGAGAAGGAACTGAAGGCCATATAGGTTTAAAGGGTCAAGCAGCTTCAATGTCATTAACTTCTATAGCAAAACGTAATAATTGTTCTTTAGAAGAAGCAAAAAAGTTAACCCCTATGTATGGTAAAGTAAGAGATGAATATACTAAACAAAGAGCCTCGGAAACTCATAAGGGAAAAATATTATCAGAGGAAACTAAGGAAAAAATTAGAGCAAAAACTATTAAATATTCTTATACCTTAACTAATACTGAAACTGGAGAGATATTCATAACTACAAGTTTAAATCAATGGTGTAAGGATCATAAAATAGAAAGGTCCATTCTCTCCAAAAGAGTGAATACCTTAGAGCAAAGACCTAGAAAAAAATTAAAAGAATGGAATATACAGAAAATTGATCTAACCTCTTGACAACAAACTTATTATATAGTATACTCCTTATATCTAACTTACTAATAAGAGGATATTATGGAGTATATGAGTGAAAGAAAACTAGTTGAAATGGAGAATGAGCAGGGATACTGGGTTTATGGAACCAAAGTTTGGAATGTAACTGGTAGCCATCATGTAGAATTCATGATAAATCATCCTGACTATTTTAATATGACAATTCAAGAGATTCTTAATATGTTTACGGCTAATCGGGAAACCATAGAGCATGATGCTACAACCCGAGATCAATTGATACGTATTGCCTGTAAACAAGGTTGGATTAGAATAAGACATTATGTATCTAAATTAGATTTTTGGAATATATCCTGTGATAGAATTAAATTAAGAGAGAAAAATATTAGGGAGTTTATTGAAGACTTTGCCCTGAAAAATAAATTAATGCAATATAATACTAAATTGATGATTATAGGCTTAGACTCTGAGGATGAGATGGATATCTATGAGCCAAAAGATGGTGGTGTTTTTGCATTCTTAAGAAAGGTAGGTATGGAAGAAGGAACAGAAGTAAAGCTAGAAGATTTGATCAGGGAGTATAAATGAAATTCTATGGGAGAATAGATAACATCAAAGGACTTAGATTTAAAACTGATGCACACCTTAAAGGATACTGCAAATGGTGCCTTTACCGGAAACCCTACAGGCAGGATTTGAAGTAAAAGTTTTGTATGATATATCTAATATATCTAACTTTTAGACTTGATATTTACTTATTTTTATAGTATACTTCTGTTAGGAGGTGTAAAAAATGAAATGTGTGTGGCTATTTTAGAACTCCAGAAAGGAGAAATAAATGTGTAAACAATTTGTAATAAAAGTCCAGAATGGTAGAGCTAAACGCTATGACACTCAAGGTAATAGCTATAATACCTATAGCACTGATAAGGTTCAATCAGGATTGATTCAAGAGAATGAAGCTGTATTGACTTTATTGGATGGACATGTTAAGATATTCTCTCTAGAAGGAAGCCTGAAAAAAACAATATAAGGAGTTTTAGATGGAAAATAACCAAGCATTCGTAGCGTATCTTGAGAATATTCAGGCTATACCTGGAGCGGATAAGATTGTCCAGGCTGATGTAATGCTTCAAGGCATTAAGATTACTCAAGTAGTAGTGGGTGTAGATACTAAACCCCATACCAAAATTGTATATTTTGATTCCAATATGTGCCTCTCTCAAAAGGTGCTCGAAGATTATCCCGACTTGAATATCTATCTTGCCAAAAATGGTAGAGTTAGGGTAATCAAACTCAGGGGAGTTATCAGCAATGGGCTTGCTGTAGAAGTAGAGAAATTTACTTGTTATACCACTGATAGAGATATGGAAGGTTTACCTATGCTTCCAGATTCCTTTATCTCCTTAGGGGGTACTGAAATCTGCCATAAGTATCAGCCCCCAGTGAAGCAGGTGCAAGTTCAGGGCAAAAAGGGCAGAAAGGTTAAGAAAACCTCTCGTCTCATTCCTGATCAATTCCATTTTCACATTGATACTAGCCAACTATTGCGAAACGTGCATAAGCTGGACCCCGATCAGATAATCAGTATCAGCAGGAAAATTCATGGCACTTCTGCTATCTGCTCCAATGCCCTCGTCAAGAGGAAATTGAATCTTATAGAGAAGATAGCAAAGGTTATAGGTATTCGGATTAAAGATACCGAGTATGATTACCTTTATGCTTCCCGTACCGTAGTCAAAAATGATGCTACTACTTCAGGGTTCTATAAGGAGGATATCTGGAGTGAAGCAGGAAAAAAGAATTTTCTAACGAAACTTCACCAGGGAGAAACTGTTTACTATGAGATCGTAGGTTTCCTACCCTCTGGTGGTGCTATTCAGAAGGGCTATCGCTATGGCTGTACTCCTGGCACCTATAAGATAGCAGTCTATAGAATCACTATGACTTCCCCTGATGGTACTGTGATAGAGTATAGCTGGCAAGCAATGAAGCAGCGCTGTCAAGAACTATGGGTTCCTATGGTGGAAGAATACTACTATGGTAGAGCTTTAGGGATAAATACCCCTGTTGGGGATACTCCAGAACTTATTGGTAACTGGAGACAATGCTTTGTAGATAATCTTAAAGCAATGTACCTAGAAAAGAAAGCCGAAGATTGTGATGGAAACCCTGATGAGGGTATTGTCATTCGCATCGAAGGCTTGAACATCGAAGCCTATAAACTCAAGTCGGAAGCTTTTCTTTTGAAGGAGTCTAAAGCCCATGAAGAGGAAGTAGTGGATATAGAAGAACAAGCATAGAAGGTTCCCCTGTTCTTAGGCTACCAGGTGATACTGGTAGCCTTTTTTTATTACTAAATAAGTAGAGGTATAATTATGATCGATGCTATGTTTGTAACTGCTTTACAGGCAAATTTTTCTAATAACGATATTGGGACTTTAGATGAAACTACTTTACTTGTAGATGGAACTCCTTACAATCCTACTCGTTGGATAAATGAAATTGGTATGTATCTACAGTTAACTCCTGGCTTACAAGAACAAGTCCTGAATGATATTACTAGTGATGTCATCATATTTATGAATAGATAAGTCCATTCTACCCACTAATTATACATAAGAAGGAGATTATAATGGTTTCAGCAGGATTTGTTCGTGCGTTAAGAAATAATGGTAATACTGCATATACATTTAAGATAAATTTTAGTGGTACTACTATGTTGGTTCAGAATGGTACTTACTCACCAGTGGCTTTTATTCCCCAGAAGTGGATTACAGAGTTGGAGAACTGGAATAACTTACAATCTGCTTTACAGACAGTAATTCTAATCGACTTCACTACTACTATCACTTCAGCAAACACTTCTAACTACTTTACCTCATCCCAGGCATCTATCAATGCTCCTGTCTTAGTCAACAACTCTTTATTGGTTGTTAATAACGGTGTTGATGGTATTACTGGTGACCCTATGACTATTCAATAAGATATTAAATGATGATAAGTTTAACGTTTCTATACAGAATAAAAAACTCATTTCCTACTTATACAGTAAAGGTAATAAATCATGGCACTACCTTCGAGTTACAATCAGGAAGCAATACTCCTATAGTATTTATTCCTACTGTATTACAATCTGAAATAGAGAATTTTATAAACTTGACTCCATTATTACAAATACAAGTTGTAGCTGCTGTTTCTACTGACATCAATGCAGCAATAACAGCAAACTATTTTACAAAGGCCCCTACTGCTGTTACTACGCTAATGCATAATACTCAAGTGTATGGAAACAAAATATCGGGAGATACTATAGTCATTCAATAAGGCTCCCATACTAAGTATGGGAGGAGATTTCATGTATACAATCACAGAGTACAATTATGAAGGCATGGCAGAGGTATATTGTAAAAAATGTGATACTTCCTTTAGTATAGAATTTAGCGGAGATGATAGTAGAAAAATACGAGATTCAATAAAAGAGTCTTTATTAGAACTAGGATGGACTACTAACTATTGTCCACAGTGCTCCGAGGAACTAATTGAAAATGGAGACTCAGACGAGCCAGACAATTTTGACACCGATTATTAAAGGTCTTCTTGAAGATAAAGGGGATATTCTAGACTACCAGAGCCCCAAATTCAACTGGGATAGTGTAGATGAGGGTAGCCAAACCATAGACGAGAATAATCCATTTTCAGGGCTATAACTAATTAGGCAAGGAGATTATATGTTTATTAGTCATGAATTAGTCACAAGGCTTAAAGCCGATCTAGACAAAGATTTAGTAGAGCTTACAGATGGAGGTAGGACCCTTTTAGTCAATGGTAAAAGTTTAGCCATTCATCTTTGGGGAGAGGTAGCAGAGAGGTTTCATCTTCTAACCAAAGAAGCCAAGGACGAACTCTATGTCAAGATCAAGGCAGAGGCGTTAAAGTTATCAAATGAGTCTAAGGCTAAGATTGATTCTATTGATGCTACACTAAAAGCTGATGAGGCTAAAGTTGCGGCTGATGTAGACAAGGGTATAGCTGAAGCTGCTGCTGGTATTGATAAGGGTGTAGCCGCTGTAGCCGCTGATGCGGATAAGGGTGCTGCTGCCCTGGCTGCTGATGCTACAAAAGAGGTTGATAAAGTTGCTGTAACGACAGAATCTGCTACTGCTCAGGCAGGAGCTGCTGTAGATCAGACTGTAACCCAGGCTGATGCTGCTGTTCAAACTATAAAGTAGAATAGAGCCCTTCGTTATGAAGGGCTTTTTTATTACAATCCAAAATCTAAATCTAACTGATGATCATAGGCTCTTTGTGCGGGAGTTGATACCCAGTCATTTCCTGAATACTTATCAGGAGTTTCCCAGTCAAATTCATCAATATAGTACACTCGGTATTCTACCCCAGCGGAATCATAGAGAGTAGTGTTTTCTCCTTTCCTAGTACTAATAAAATCCCCGAGAGCATCCTCTAAGTAATCATCCAAATTAAAATCATTTTTTATTAAAAGATAATCATATTGAGTATATTCCCCTTTTACTCGACCCCATTCTGACGTACCTGTGTGTAATAACTCTACTAAAGCTCTTTTAAAATCAGAGTCGTCATAATCATCTTCCCACTCTCCCTGAAGTATACTACTTGCTCTTATTTGAGCATTATCAGGGGTAAAATCATCATAATACTCAATATATATACCTTTACCCCGCATAGTATAAAACTTTCTATCATCCGAAGTTTCAAGTTCAGTCATAAACCCTAAGTCTGCATTACTAAAAGGGTCTACCCCCTGCCCTACTTTCTGTATAGTAAAAGAAGAGCCTACACTTTCATCCAAATCATAGTCATCACCAGCAACAGTATAACTATATTGATCAAAATTGACGCTACCCTCTAAAATATCATTTTTATCCACCTCACCATAAATACTCGTTCTAACTGAATAGTACCGTACACTCTCACCAGCGTCAACATAAGAAAGAGGCTTTACTTGCCCCAGTCTATAGGCTACTAATGTAAGACCATCATGCCTACCAGTGAACACTATGCCTGCACAAAGAAGGGTAAAATCTTTTATTTCTTTAGTACAACGATGGGCTGCATCAGAGGTGAATTTACTATCATTAACTAATTCTTGATATTCTTGTCTTTGACTAGCAGAAACTTTCATTTTATAATAAAAAAATTGATAGTTAACAAAATTTAATTTATTAAAAGGACGTTGTGGGTATTTCTTATTGTGCTCTCTGAATAGGGGGGTCTTTATAAACTCACTATAGTCAAAGAAAAAGAAATGACTTAAATTTACCCCAAACTTAACCACATACTTCCCATAATTAGACTCCATATTTGCTGTTAATTGTGACTCTAAATCATAGGTAGCATAGAACCCTTTACCATAAGTAGCACCATATCCTGCCTTAAATCCTTTCTTATTTATAGAGTCTATTAGGTTTTCTTCACTAGTTCTATGAAATACAGTAGCTACATTACCATAGATATCTTCATTAAGCATGGATGTTCCTATGTCTAATTAGTCTTAGATAAAGCCTAATTTTTTGATCAAATCTTCAGTGTTTTTCTTTATATCATCATTGGTTAGAGTGATTTTGTTATCGTCCCAAACCTGCAATAGAGACTGTCCATCAGTAGCTAAATACTTATGGGCTAGATAGACAGCCCCAGCAATGGCATCAGAACAGTCTTTGGCGTTTATACCCAATAGTGAGGTTTCCCACGCATAGTCAGCAGTGGCAGGATTAGGCGAATCCCCTATAGTATGGTCTATCTTTAGGCTCTTTGTTCGAGGACGTTGGGTGATTCTTAAAGACTTTAGGTTATTCTTGATAAAAACATTCCTTCCCATCTTCAAGTTCCCTTGTTCAATCTGTTGCGCTAAAAATAAATAAGGGTCCATAGTTTCATCTACTGATATATGGTCCATTTCAATCTCTGCTCTCTCTAAGTGTTGTAATGCTGCTTCAGATTGATATGTGTCATATGAACCCATTATGATTGGTATTTGGCCCTTAGTAAATACATCAAAGATAAACTCTTTTATGGCATCTAGGTTGATTCTACCACCAAAGGGATGAATAGGTATAACCATGTCTACTACATAAATAATATCATGTTCTAAATCTAATGCCTTATCGGTTTTCTTTCTCTCTACGTGAGCAAAAGCTATAGCGGACATATCATTCGACAAAGACTGGTCAATATGGAATACTCGTGGAACCCCTGGTTTATAGTAGAAATGGTACCCAAACCCAGACTTAATAAATAAATCATCTCTAATTTTTTTCCATATCAATTCATGTGGTTCCATTCGAGCATCGATATGTAAGCAAAACTCTACTGATTTCATTTGTGGTATAAAACAATTATTTATTTTAGTATAGTCATAAAATAATTTATCTAAAGAACCTTGTGGTATTCCAGCTAAATCTTTTAGTGATTTTTGTAAATCATCATGAAACATCTGATACAATTCTTTAGGAACCATAAGAATGTCAGAAGCCTCATACCCCTCTGAGGAACCTAATATTTGGGGAGGTTTTCCATTGCTCCCCTTAAAAATAGGAAATCTATCATCAACATTTTTATAATCACCTGGAACCCAGTCCCAATGGGCACCCTTGATAACAAAATTAGATGGGTCTTTATCCGCATCAAACATACAATATTGGTCTATAGGGGATTCCATATCATTAGGACTGCTATCCAATATTGTACGGGCGAAATAATTTAATCCATGTTTGCTAGTAGGGTCCTTCATTCTTGACCATACTCTTTTTTTAGCATCATTATAAAATCTTAAAATATAATCATCTGTTTTACCGTTTTCTCTAAAGAAATTCAATTCAGTAAAAGTGCAACATACTATGGTTAATCCTAATAATCTTCCAGGAGTTGATGCTAATTTATAATTAACTCCATTTGAAAATTGTAGAGAAGAAACCCCATTTCTTGAGGCTGTTGTCCAATAAAGCTTATTCACAGTTCTTTTTTCTTGATATTCTTTTTGTTTTTTAGCAATATCTTTTTTAGTTCTAACTTGTTCAAAAAATTCTGAACCTTCAAGAATGTTTATCATAGGATTTAATAATACCTCTGAACTCTTTTTAAGGTTAAAGGAGCAAAATACTTGTGCTAAATCCCCACCTATATTTTTCTCCATTAATGCTTTTTTAGCATCATACATTAAAGCTAAATGTATAGTTGTGTATAAATTCCATAAAACAGCCAATACTGATTTTCCAAAACCTATAAAAGGAAAAAGAATAGCATTTCTATAATTATCACTAGAAAATTTAATAAAAGAATCATACACCCAGGGGTATAAAGAGGATGCAGTGTACTCCCCTAAATATTTTGCTGATAAAAACTCTTCGGGGGTTGGGGGTTTTACTCTATATTTTACCCTCCAAGAATTATTTATTAATTCTATTTTCTCACTTTCATCTAGTTTATCATTACTAATAATGAATTCTAATGCTTTTTGTATTTTTTCTATGCTAATATCATCATATATTTGAAATAAATCTATTAAATCAACATCTCCTTCAAGTACATCCAATAAAATAGAATTTAAATTTTCTGATTTATTAATATCTATTTCCATTATACATACTCCCAATGTAATTTATTCCAGGTTTTTCTTTGACCTAGACAACACTCGGATATATGATTTGAATTTTTATTAAATATTTCTTGGGCTTGGCGAGAGGAATCATATATTTTATTAGTCTCTATACAAATAATTTTTTTTTCTTTTCCATTGGTTTTCCCATATAATAAATTATTTTTTCCTCTTATTCTTTCTTTTTGTTCCTCTGTTCTTTTTTTACCTTTTAGTTTAAGTATTCTTTTATTTATTGTTTCTTGGGATTGCTTTCTACCTAATGCTGCTATTCTCATTAATATTCTTGTTTCTTTAGAAACAGAATGCCCTTTTTGAGCTAAACTCATTTTTCTTTTTACTTCCTCGGAAAGTTTTCCATCAGCACCAGGGAATTTAATATTATAGCCCTTTTGGTAATTCATAGTATCATAGTAAAATACAAAATAAGTTTCATAAAAATTTAATAATTGCTTTGTCCAATTATCATCAGTAATCTCTATTAGAACTTCTTTATCAAAGTTTCCCCATTCATATTTATTAATAGCATTATAAAAATAAGTGTTTTCTTTTTTATACCAAAATTTGTGTTCTCTCCATCTACTTTTAATATTTCTACTTTGGCCTATGTATATTTTTCCATTTATTTTATTAGTAAACTTATAAATTCCTATCATACTGGGGTAGTTCCTTTTTTAGTTAGTGCTATAAATGCTTATATCCTCCAGTATGTATCTTTATAAAATACAATATTATCATTACACACTCTTTTTATTAAACTAGATTTGAAATAAGGACTAACATTAGTAGAATGTAATTTATGCGCTTGTTTTCTATAATAAATGGTATGTTCGGGTAAAGTAGTAATATTAGTACAATTAAATTCTAAAATCCCATAATCTTTATTAATCTCTGAGCAAAATCCTTTTGTATAGTCTAATAGATAGGGAGGAACAGCAAAATAAAATTTATTTGGAGTAGGGTATGAATCATTCTCATGTATTTCTTCTTTCAATGCTTTATGCTTTACTTCTTTATGCTTATTTTCATTTAATAAATCTGATTTTGATATCTTTACTTCTATTTCTATAACTTCTCCTGTTTTATCATTAATAGCAATAATATCAGCTATTCCATAAGCATATGAGAGTTCAGTACAAGCTAAGTATCCTTTTTTGAATCTATAGAAACTCATTACAGCACATTTGATAACATTACTATTAACTTCCATCAACAAACTCCACTAATTATTTAGTTGAAATAGGAAATTTTATATGGATAAGTTTGTCCCTTTGTATATAAAGGGATGGCTAGTGCCTAACATGGGCTACAAACTTTGTATGACCTACTTACAATAAGATCAAATGGAGGATTTTATGAAGATTGAAGAGAGAGAAGTCACTCACCTTTGGTGGATGAATGAGGGTGAAGAAAAACTTCACAATGGTTCCAAGCTGGAAGAGGCTTATGACCCTAAAAGACTAAAACCAGGATATGATGGACGTAATGGTCCTGATGTAAAGACTCTTTATGCCAAGAAGGGTGAAGCTCGTTTTGACAAGCTTGGTGCTGATGGTGGAGATAATCAGGGAGTTTCGAAGCCAAAGAAAGGTGCTGCTGATACTGCTGAACTTAATGTAAAAGAAAAAAGAATCAGAGAGTTTGAAGATGAGCAAGGCATGGACAATCTTGAAAGTGATGGTGGAATGGACGACGATGTTCCTCCAGAGATGGAAGAGCCCATGGATGATGAGTTTGGCGACGAAGAGGGGATGGAAGGTGGAGATGAGGTAGCCGATGAGGTTACTGTAGAGATTCAAGGCCAAAGATTCAAGCTTGTTCCTGAAGAGCCTGAGGAGGGCATGGGTGACGAGTTTGGAGATGAGGAAATGGGAGACGAAGGATTTAGTGACGAAGGTGGACAGGGACTCAATACAGAAGGTCCTCCTACTGAAGGAATGGGAATGGAACCCGAAGAGGATGATGTTGAATTCCCTCACAATGAATCCGCACCTAGAGCCCGTAGACGAGTAAAAGAAAGTGCAAGTTCAAAGAAAGAGGCTGCTGACTATGTTAGAAAACTTTTGAAAATGAAAGCCTTTGCTGAAAGTGAACTTAATGAACTTTTCACTGGTGACTATGTTGTAACCAAGGGTGAGAATGGTGGACTAGCAGGACTGGACTTTAAGCCTGTAACAGGTGATACAAAGTATGCTGTTGTTGCTCGTGCTGCTTCTGGTGATCAATACACTGTTACTGATTCCAAGTCTCCGTATGAGCCTGGATCAGAATCAAAGGGACAGACTGGTGGTGGAAAGGTTAATAAACTAGCTGCTGCTTCGAAAGAATCCTTCAAGAGATGGCTTCAACAATCATATTTGAATGAAGAAGAAGTTGGAACAGAGGATAGTCAAAATGATCCTGGAAAGGATTCTGATGATTTTAATAAAGAGGATTTGTTTGGACAGGTAACACCTATATCCCCTTTAGACCCAAAGGATTACCCAGCACAACCAGAAATGGTAGGAATGGGAAACCCTGGAAAGCAGTCTAAACAGGATGGTAACCCGGTATCAGATACTACTGTAATGACGATGGCTAAAACAGCTCGGGCAGGTGAGAGCACTGCTACCACAAAGGCCCGTTTAGAAGCAGTTAAGAGGGCTCGCATTGCTCGTAGACAGCAAGAGTCGGCAGCAGTAAAACCTGATGGAAAAGTAGAAATACTGAATGAAGAGCTGGATTTTAAGAAATTGCTAAACGGTGAGTATTAATAATAGCTAAAAATACAATGTAAAAATTAAGGAGTAGGTTAGCCTACTCCTTTTTTATTTATCTTGACAATGTTAAAAATATAAAGTATATTATTTTTATGGACTTTATGAAATATCCCCGGACCCCACACCTCCCTTTCTCTGAGGGGGGAACTGACGATGATAGACGATTAGAAAATATAGATCATTTCCTTGGCATGGAGGTAGTTGTAACCCTTAAGATGGATGGGGAGAATACTTCTATTTATGGTCCTGAGAATGACAATCGTGTCCATGCTCGATCTATAGATTCTAACAATCATCCATCTCGTAATTGGATAAAGAAAAAGGCTACAGAATTTCAATATGGTCTAGGTGGACAGCGAGTGTGTGGAGAAAATTTGTATGCCAAACACTCCATTAAATATACAAATTTAGATTCTTATTTCTACGCATTTTCTATCTGGTGGAAAGATTTATGCTTCTCATGGGAATATCTAAAATGGTGGTGTAAAGAATGGAATATTCCTCATGTCCCTGTGCTATATGAAGGAAAATTCGACTTAAATGTATTGACTAATCTATGCACTCCTTACTATAATGGTAATGAGATGGAGGGGTTTGTAGTTCGTAACAAAGGTATCTTTGAGTATAAAGATTTTGATAGGAATGTAGCTAAATTTGTTCGTCATAATCATGTACAGACTGATGAGCATTGGATGCTAAAGGCCATAGAAAAGAATGAATTAAGGGAGGATATATGCTACTGAATGAAAAGAAAGAGTTCATATCAAATTTCTTGAATCAAATGAAAGATGTTTTTTTGGAGGAAGCAGAAAAATATCCTGAGGAGTGGGATGGAATAGAATTACGGGAATACATAGCAGGAGCCTTCGATTTCGAAAGATATACTCTGGACAAAGGAAGAAAAAGAAGATATAATGATGAAAGGATGATAAACAACTTGAAGTATTAAGGAGACTAAAATGATAGAATTGAAGGGTTATTACAATTCCTGTATTGTCTATAATGACAATGTTGAGCAATCAGCAATATCCCAAATATACTCTATGCTCAATTGTAAGGCATTTGAAGGAGAAAAGATTCGTATCATGTCAGATGTTCATGCTGGATCAGGATGCGTCATTGGGTTTACTTCTACCTATTCCACAAAATTAATTCCATTTCTCGTGGGTGTAGATATTTCATGCGGTGTTATGGGGGTGAACTTAGGGAAATTAGATCATATTGATTTAGAAAAATTAGATACTTTTGTTAGAAACAATATTCCTTGGGGGCATTCTATTAGGCAGACACCTCATGCTTTTTTAGGTTTGCTAAATAGAGATGAACTCTATAAAGTTGCTAAAGAAACTAATCAAAACTTAAACTATGTAGAAAGGTCATTAGCCTCGGGGGGCGGAGGCAACCATTATCAAGAATTATCTATTGATGATAATGGAAATTACTGGTTAACAGTTCATTCTGGGTCTCGTAATTTTGGGCTAAAAATAGCTAATTTTTTTCAAACACTGGCAAAGAAAAATATGGCTCATTCCGAGGGTACAATGAATGGACTTGAGTACCTTGAGGGCGAAGCAATGGAAGACTATATTCATGCTTCAGAGATAGCAGCAGATTTTTCACATTACTCTCGGTTAGGAATGCTTACTGATGTAGTAGAAGGATTTTTCAAAATGAAAATGAATAGATTAGAAAAAATAGAGTCTATTCATAACTATGTTGATACCAAGAATAAAATAATTCGTAAAGGGGCAGTAGCAGCATATAAAGATAAAGATGTTATAATCCCTTGGAATATGCGAGATGGCACTATTATATGTAAAGGAAAAGGAAATGATGCTTGGAACCAGTCTGCTCCTCATGGTGCTGGTAGGGTTATGGGACGAGGGGAAGCAAAAAGAACCCTACAGATTGGAGATTTCGAGGACTCTATGAAGGGTATATATTCTACTTGTATTTCTATGAATACCATAGATGAATCCCCTATGGCATATAAAAATCCTGTAGATATAATGGAGTATATCACAGATACTGTAGATATAGTATTGAAAATGTTACCTCTTTGGAATTTTAAGGCGAGTGAGTAAGGAGGATACTATGGAAGACCGAGACAAAGCTAAAGAGTATCTGGAAACTATTCTTGACGAGTATGGAACACAATGGGTGATAAGTGAAGAAGCTGAAGATATTCTTATTGATATGCTCAGAAAAGAAAGAGGTGAAATACCTCTTTTTACTAATAAGTCCTATAATGGTGTGTAAGGAGGATACTATGTATAAGCTTACTAAGGATCAATTTGATACTCTCTGTGTTTTTACAGAATTTGTTAGGAGTACTCCTGCCTCTGCCATTACTGAATGGCAATTTAAAGAAAAAGCAAAAGAGATAGAGCAGATTCTAATAGAAATAGAAGCAAAGAAAAAGGAAGAGGAAATTATATGCCCTGCTATAGTTTGTCATGGTCCAGGACACCAATCTAGGACCCATTGCCAAGCAATAGGACCCCATACTGTACATCATGCTACTTTTGGGGAGTTTGATGACTATCTGGGGTGGACAGGAAATATCGTCTTTTTTTAGATGAAAATAATAAAAATAGTGCTTGACATACTCTTATAGAAGTAGTATATTCTAACTAAGAAAGGTTGACAACCTAAACAGTCGAAGGAGACACTATGAGCACGAACATCAGGATTCCGATGCGGACCAGGACTGACAAGGCCAAGAATATGTCCGCTTTCTTCCCTGTGGAGGAACAGAAGTACTACAGAGAGGACGGAACTTTCGATGGCTACAAAGCCATCGTCCATGGTGAGACCAAGGAGACCTTGGGTAGGGTTTCCGAGGGATACAAAGTTGTTACCCATAAAGAGGTTAGTGATACCGTAACGAACCTCTTCTCCAAGCTCGGGATCAAGTACACCACGACCCCTGAGGACACCAGGGTGGGAGCCAAGGGTTCCCGCTTCTTCCAGACCATCTACTTCCCCGACCTTGCTTTTGATCCTGCCAAAAACCTTGGCATTCCTAGCACGGCCTTGGATGTGGGGGGACACCAGAGAATTGGAGAAGAAGAGATTCACATTCCCTTCGTCAAGGCCCGCAATAGCTATAACAAGTCCGAGAGGCTTGGCTTTGGGTATGGAGTTGGGCGACTCTGGTGTACCAATGGCTGCGCCCTCCTCGTTTCCGAAACCAATCTTTTCTACCGCCATAACCAGGAGTTTGATCTGGAGAAGGTCAAGGACGTGCTCTTTGAGAGGCTCCAGGAAAACTCTAGCCTTATCGAGCGGGTGTATGCTCGTCTCAACCAGGAGAAGGGCATTGACTACCTTCAGAATCTCATCGATGGTGATTTTCCTTCCAAGTTCAAGCTCGCTGTCCTGGAGAAGGTAGCTCCCTTCGCCACGATCAAGAGTGTAACTCGGCCCCTGGTCGAGGGGGAAAAGCAGGAAGTCATGGAGATCGAGTCCATCAAGACCAATGTTTCCGGCTGGGCGATTTACAACCTCGCTACTGACGTAGCTTCCCACCAGATTTCCTCTCCCATCGAGCAGGACATCGTGGATCACAAAATCGCCAAGGCTTTCCAGGTCAAGTAAGCAATAAAAGGGGGAGGAAACTCCCCCTATTTTTAAGGAGAATACTATGTTAAACGATAAAGACAAGCACTTTTTAAGCAGGATCAAAGAGGCTGCTGATAGTCATTATCCTTTTTTAGTATCTAAAGAAGAGGGAGATAAACTAGATGAACTGATAGAGAGGGGATACCTAAACCCCGTAACATTGATTCAAAAAAGATGTAGAATTATAGTAAAAGCATAAGGAGGATGAGAATATGATTATTTTGAATAAATTTGATTCTGCTCTAGTATATCTTTCCAAAGGATGGTATGATACTGGCATTACTCAGGAAGGTACCTATGAAGCTCTTCGTACTCTCTATAAACATTACTATATATTATCTTTTGCTGAAGATGAATATATAGCAAAACATCTTTTTGATCTTACCTTTG